ATGGAGCGGCCCCGCACCCTTACAGACTTATCACGCCAGCTTGGCTTGGGCCTTACTGAGATTAACATACAGTGTATTTTTTGTAAATTTTGGCTGCGGAGAATAGACCTGTCCACCTTTATTAGAAAGTCTTTAAATTTGGCGTGGCGAGGAGGGTACCCCTACGCCTGTTGCAGAAGTTGTAGCAAGGTTATAGCAGAGCGGGAGCGCAACCAGTATTATGAAACGTCTGCAAAGGGGCCGCGAGTAGAGAGGTTGCACGGACGGCCAATTGGGGAGATCGCGGTGCGGTGCATTTTGTGTCTTTCGCTGCTTAGCTACTTTGAAAAGGTGGACGTTATTGAGCGTGGCGAGTCTTTTTACCGTGTGCGTGACCGGTGGAGAGCAAAGTGCCGCGAGTGTCGAGCGCAGCAAGATGCGAGGGCGTAACGTCACCCTGAGGGACATTGTCCTTGAGGAACGTCCACAGCTGGTGGACCTGCACTGTGACGAGCAGCTGCCCCCAGAGGAGGAAGAGGAAGAGGTGGCGAACTACGAGGAGGTGGTTGAGGTTACGCCATATCGCGTGGCCCTCCCGTGTGGTGTTTGCGCCAGCCCACTGCGCCTTTTCATTCAGGCCACAGACGAGGGCAGGAGAGGCCTCGAGTTACTGCTGTTCCGCGACCTTGCTATTATTTGTCCGTCTTGCGCCCGTAACGAAACGCGCCATGAGTAATGCCCAGGATGCCGTCCACCGTCTTCAAGAAGGTACCGATAGCGACCCCGAGGAGGGCACTAGCGGTGCCAGGTTTATTCAGCTGGAGGCATACTGCAGTGATGACAGCGGGGGTTCAGAGGGCGACAAAGAGGGCGATGGAACTGATATGTTAAATTTTATTAACGATGCAGTGATAAGTTCGCCGGGGAATCCCCAGTGCCTCTTACAACAGCAAAGGGCAGAGCAGGATGCTGTTGAGGTGCAGCGCTTAAAAAGAAAACACCTGCCTAGCCCTGTGAAACAGAAAGTAGACCAGGAGCTCAGCCCCCGTATAGGCGCGATTACAATAACCCCTCCGCGCTCATTTAAGCGCCGCCTTTTTGCGGAGCCGGAGGATAGTGGGCTTGGGCTGTCGCTGAGCAATGAAATACCGGGTCCTGATCCGCGCGGACAGGTAGGCGACGAGCCTTGCACGCCGGGGAGCGGGTCGTCAGGGTCTCAGCGAAGCTTAGGGTCAGGGGGTGAGTCTCTAGACGACCACACAGAGCGGGTAAAAAGCTTGCTAAGGCAAAACAACATAAGGGCGGCGTGTTTGGGTGCTTTTAAAACTCTTATAGGCGTTAGCTTTACAGACTTAACGCGCACGTTTAAAAACAATAAAACGTGCAGCGGGGACTGGGTAGTGGCGGTGTTTGCCGTTTGGGAGGCGTTTTATGAAAGCGCAAAAAAGCTGTTGATAGCTCATTGCGACTTTGTGCACATGACGTATAGGGCCGGAAAGATTTCCGTGTTGTCAATGCTGCTGTCTTTTAAAGCGCACAAAAGCCGCGACACGGTGCTGCGGCTAGTTAGGTCTATAATGGACGTTGGTCCGGAGCAAGTTATGGCCGAGCCGCCTAAACTGCACAGTGTGCCAGCGGCTCTGTACTGGTACCGCAGTAGTTTGTCTAATGCTACCTTTAGGCACGGCCCGCTGCCACACTGGATAGCGCGCCAAACACTGATCACTCACACTGAAAAGGAGCACCAGTTTAGCTTCCCTGACATGGTACAGTGGGCCTATGATCATGACCTAACAGAGGATTGCAGTATAGCGTTTGAGTACGCCCGCTTTGCAGAAGACGATGTAAACGCAGAGGCTTGGCTGAAATGTAATGCCCAGGCAAAGTTTGTTAAAGACTGTGGAATAATGGTCCGCCATTACAAGCGCGCTGAAATGCGCGCCATGTCAATGTCGCGGTGGATCCACAAGAGGGTGCAAGAGATCGAGCATGCAGGAGATTGGAAACACATAATGGCGTTTTTGAGGCACCAGAGGGTAGAGGTTATCACGTTTATTATAGCCTTAAAGCAGTTTTTGCGAGGAATTCCAAAAAAAAATTGCTTAGTTTTTTGGGGACCACCAAACTCTGGCAAAACTATGTTCTGCATGGGCCTGCTAAGGTGCCTAAAGGGAAAGGTTATATCGTTTGCCAACTACAAGAGTAACTTTTGGCTCCAGCCGCTGCTGGACGCTAAGATTGGCATGCTAGATGACGCTACCCCCGCCTGCTGGGATCACATAGACTCGTACATGCGCAACACCCTAGATGGCCACCCCATATCGGTGGACGCAAAGCACAGAGCTCCGGTGCAGGTTGTGTGCCCCCCCTTGTTAGTGACGTCTAATGTTGATGTTATGTCCGGCACCCGCTGGACGTACTTACGTAGCAGACTGACGTGCTTTCATTTTGGGCAGGAAATGCCGCTAACAGAGACTGGCGACCCCGTGTACGACCTCAGTGCTAAGTCATGGGCCTCTCTTTTTACAAGGTTGTGGCGACAATTAGAGCTAAGTGACCAGGAGGACGAGGGGGACGATGGAGACTCTGGCGCAGCGTTTAGATGCACTACAAGAAGAGCTGCTGAACCTATATGAAATGGGAAGCAACAGCTTGGCCTGTCAAATAACACACTGGACATTGCTTAGAAAGGAGCAGGTTATGCTACACGCGGCTAAAAAAGCTGGCATCAGCAGACTGGGGTACCAGACCGTACCCCCACTGAGCGTATCTAAGCGGCAGGCAATGAATGCAATAGAAATGGTGCTTCAGTTATGTTCCCTGCAGCAATCACACTTTGCAGGCGAAAGCTGGACACTGGCTAACACTAGCCGCGAACTGTACATGACCCCGCCTGAACAGTGCTTTAAAAAGGAGGGGTACTCTGTGGAGGTGCGGTACGATGGCAGTGAGGAGAACTGTATGCTGTACACTAACTGGGATAGAATTTACCTGCAGTCCGCAGACAATACATGGCGCGTGGCTCAAGGACAGGTGGACTGCCAAGGCCTGTATTTATTGGACGAGGGGTGCAAGAGATACTTTGTGCTGTTCTACACTGATGCAGTGCGATTTGGCTGCAAAACCTACTGGAGTGTGCACTTTAAAAACCAGTTGCTTTCTACCCTTCCCAGCACTGCGTCGCCCCCCGTCAGTCTCCGACCTCCTGGACCTGTTGGTATATGGAGAAGCCCCGGACGCCCTGCTCACGCGCGTGAGGGAGGTGTTCAGCGACGAGGAGGTGGACGGGGCCGACTCGGAGGTGCCGGAGACGACCCAGACGGGCAGCCGTGGGACCCACAGCCCCTCGTCGACGCCTCAACCCCAGGACCCAACGGTCACGCGCAGCACCGGGGGGGGGCAGACACCTCCCCAATCACCACCCCAAACCGTGCCCAGCCTGAGCACACAAGGTCAGGGATCTGGGGAGAGGGAAAGAGGGCCGAGGGACGCCTCGACCCAAACCCGTGGCCGGGACCAAACCCACTCCCGGAACCCGACCCAGACCCACTCCCGCAACCCCAGCCAGAACCAGAGGGGGCGTGTAGAAGCAAGCGCCGGCGGGTCACGTGGTCCGGCGGGTGGGTCTCAGAGCGTGAATGGGAGCCTCACAACTGGCCCCGGAACCCCGGAGTTGGGTGCAGGGGGCAGTGCGAGCCCGAGCCCGAGCCCGACCCCGGACCCCAGCCAGGGCCTGAGCCGCTCGGACCACAGCCAGGACCACCCTCGTGGCCAGGATCGGGGCAGCCACAGGAGGGAGCAGAACCCGGTGGCTGGCCCAGGTCAGAGCCTGAGCCTGAGCCCCAGCCCCAGCCCCAGCCCCAGCCCCAGCCCCAGCCCGAGCCCCAGCCCCAGCCCCAGTCAGGACCCGAGCCCGGGTCCCAGTCAAACACCTGGTCAGAGGGCTCCTACCCATACCCCCAGCTTGGGCCAGAGTTCGACCTTGAGCCCGAGCTCACCACAGCCGGGTCCCTCGGGGGGAACCCGCAGCAGTCCGGACAGCGGTCTGGAGGAGGGCACCCCGGCGACCCCGGGTGGCGACCCTCAAGATCCAGCACACCAGACTCTGGACACTCCTCCAGACTCGCCGGACAGCGGGAACCGGGACCCCAGCCTGCTGCTGCTGGCTGTACAGGACCCAGCGTTTACACCGCTGGGACAGGGGCCGAGCGAACGCCAGAGCGGCTACGGCGCCCAGGGGACTGGGGACAGGGCACGCCGAAGCCAGTCTGCAGGGTTGCGCCGGACACCTCAGCTTCGCCGGGGGGGTCGACGCCCAGGTCGCCGGCCCAGTCTTCGCTTTCAGGAGGAGGTGGCAGATCTAATCAGGTCTCGTCTCGCCTCGGGCCTGGGTCTCCTGAAGCAGTGGCTCGCGGAGGACGTGGACACGTTCGCGGGCAAGCTGGGAACAGTGCCTTTCTTACCCTATTAGAGGGGGGGGCCAATCAACTGCGCACTTTTCGCTTTCGCCTTAAGCGCCACCACTCAGCTCTTTTTTTGCGCTGCAGCACAACTTTTATGTGGTGTGGCAGCACCGGGTCTGCACGCGTAGGCCGTGGACATATGCTCATAAGCTTTTTGGACTCCTCACAGCAGCTACAGTTCTTCGACGAAGTTAAACTTCCCCCTGGGGTGGAGGGTCGCCCTCTTTTCTACTCTGTGCCATGACGCGCGCACCGCGCCGCAAACGCGCATCGCCCGCTGACTTGTACCGCACATGCGCCACTGGTGATTGTCCCCCGGATGTTAAAAACATATACGAACATAAAACGGTGGCAGACAAAATCTTGCAATATGGCAGTCTTGGAGTTTTTTTTGGGCGCCTGGGTATTGGCACCGGGTCGGGAGGTGGGGGTGCACTCGGCTATCGCCCCATTGGGCCGTCCCCCACCACTCGCCTGGTTGGCTCAGGCGTGCCAGCAAGGCCCCCACTCCTTGTAGATGCACTGGGGCCCATAGCATATGAAGACGCAGGGTTATTTGACTCAGCAGTTGTAGCTTTAACTGACTCCTCTGCTGGTGTAGACATCGGTCCGGCGGTGGAAGTAATAGAGCTGCAGCCACTTGCCCCAACCAGTGAGGGCCCAGCTGTGCTGGACGTTACTACAGAAACAGCCCCCGGGGCTCCTCGAACCACCCGCTCCTACCACCAAAACCCTGTTTTCCAAGCATCATGGCACACACCCTCTTCAGTGGGGGAAACGTCTGACCAGCAGGCGGTTAGCGTTCTTGGAGACTCGCATGTGTCCAGTGCTGCTAGCGAGTCCATTGAGCTGGTTAAGTTTGGTCCACGATTTAGCACGCCTAACGCAGCCCCCCGCGCAATGTTTCGCCCTCCACGTGTGTCTCAAACGGTGCAAACGTCAGACCCTGACTTTTTGGTGGCACCGTCTCGCCTAACTCAGTTTACATATGATAACCCTGCGTTTGATGGGTCAGGCAGTTTTGAGTTTGGTACAGACGCGGTTGACGTGCCAGCCGCGGCCCCTGATGTGGGATTTAACGACCTGGTACGGCTAGGCAGGCAGCAGCTGTATGAGGGTCCTGGCGGCCATGTCAGGGCGGGGCGCGTGGGTCAGCGCGGGACGCTGCGCACGCGCACAGGGACAGTGGTGGGGCCCCAGGTGTTCATTTTTCAAGAACTCAGCAGTATTGCAAACGTGTCTGGAGAGGTTTTTGGCCCTGGAGAGCTGTCGGGCGAGGCGGTACACTCCCTTGGCTCGCTCTCGGATTTTGAGGTTATATCACTTGGCAGCACTTCGAGCTACAGTGACAGCGCGCTTTTAGATAGCGAGTCCCTCGATTTCACAGGTCACCTGGTGTTTTCTTATTCTGGCGGCAGCGCCAGGAGGCCTGAGTACGTGCACGTTCACATCCCTGGATTGGGGGCCTGGATTCCAGAGAACTCTGTTTGGGTGGTGAACCCAGGAAGCGCTGAAGGGGGGCTGTTTCCCAGCAGCACTTCTGCTGGGCCTAGCACTGCAAACTCACTTGACGCATCTTACAGCTATTACTTGCACCCTTCTCTAAACAATAAAAAAAAAAAGAAATCTAAAGGTTTGCGGGGGGGTTGGTGGTTTGTTGCAGATGACCTACTGGCTACCTAACAACCAGAAGCTGTTCCTGCCTCCAACGCCAATCGCCAAGCCACAGAGCACAGATGCCTACGTGACCAGAACGGACATGTTTTACTTAGGCCACAGTGAACGGCTTCTCACTGTTGGGCACCCCTACTGGGAAATTAAGCAGGACCAAACAGTCACGGTTCCCAAGGTTTCCCCTAATCAGTTTAGAGTGTTTAGGGTCCGGTTGCCAAACCCAAACAAATTTGCCTTTCCTGAAAAGTCAGTGTTCAATGTAGAAAGTGAGAGGCTGGTGTGGGCAGTTCGGGGTGTTGAAATACTCCGAGGGCAACCCCTGGGCGTTCCTGTCTCGGGTCACCCTTTGTTTAACCGCCTTGCCGACGTTGAAAACCCTAACAAGGGAGGAGAAGTAACACAAGATAACCGCCAAAATGTAGCCTTTGATGTAAAGCAAGTTCAGTACTTTTGTGTTGGGTGCCGACCAGCTTTGGGCGAGCACTGGACCAAAAGTAAAACTTGCGTTGGCGTACCTGATCGCGTGGGGTCTTGCCCTCCTATTGAGATGATCACCAGCAGTATTGAAGACGGCGACATGATAGATTTGGGCTTTGGAGCAATGGACAACTATAACCTGCAGGCCAATCGGTCTGACTCGCCTTTGGACACTGTGCTAGCCGTCACCAAGTACCCCGACTTTATTAAGATGTCCAATGACACTTATGGTGATTCTAGCTTCTTTTACTCGCGCCGCGAACAAGTTTTTTCGCGCCATTTTTTTAGCCGGGGTGGATCTGTAGGCGAGGAACTGCCCGCCACCTTATACCTAAAGCCCAAACAAGCGCCGCCTCGTGTTGGTACCTCTGTGTACACCAGCACACCCTCTGGGTCTCTAGTTACGTCTGATGCGCAGCTCTTTAACCGGCCATATTGGCTACAGCGAGCTTTAGGCCTTAACAATGGGGTGTGCTGGAACGATCAGCTGTTTGTCACAGTGGCTGATAACACTAGGGGCACGCACATGACTATCTCAGTATCTAAAACTGGCAAGCCCCCAGACAATTACCAAGCTGATCAGTTTAATGTGTTTTTGAGGCACGTAGAAGAGTACGAGCTTGGGTTTATATTTCAACTGTGTAAGGTGTCCCTAACTGCTGAAACCTTAGCACACATACATAATATGGACCCCAGCATTTTGGAGCGGTGGGAATTGGGGGTAGCTGCACCACAGGCGCAGTCTGTTGAAGACACGTACCGCTATATTCAGTCTTTGGCCACCAAGTGCCCTGACAATGTAGCGCCAAAGCCTCCAGAAGATCCATACGATAAACTGCGATGGTGGGATGTGGACTTAACAGAGCGCTTATCCACTGACCTTGAGCAATTCCCCCTGGGACGGAAGTTTTTACTGCAAAGCAACTTGCAGCCTGTAACGCGGAAGCGCAAGCCTGCACCTTCAAAGCCTCGCACGGCAAAGCGAAGGCGGGGGGCTTAAGTACCTAATAAACATACTTTGGTGGTCATTCAGTGTGCATCCTTTACACCGCGCCCCGTGAATACTTTTTCGGGCATCTGCGCCGACAGGAAGCCATGGCGCACCTGGCGCCCCAGTGATCCAAGTTTGGTAGTCAGCAGCCGCGCCCAAAACAAAAAAGCTCTCTAGCGTGCTGTAGCCTGCCAGTCTAAAAAAGCACGCGCTTAGAGTGCGCGCCAGCTGGCACCAAGCGCGCGCCAAAAAGCACATCTGCACAACGCCCCCGTTGCGGCCGGGGGCTGGTTGCGGTTAAAGGAGCCCGTTCACAAAAACTGCATCGCCAGCGTTGCGTGAGAACAACAAGTCTGCTTCCTACCACCCCCCACAACGGAGACGTTGCCCGACCTTTAAATCCGGAACTGCCCCCATCGCCAGCGTTGCCAGGCACCACGCCTTTTTAGGTGAGTGTGGTTTCTGTTGTTGCTAACTACAATTATTTTTTCTGCCACTAGTTGGACCAACGGTTTCGTTAGCACCGCCTGCGTTGCGTATAAAAGTGCTGAGCAAACGCTGGGTTGCATCA